TCAGAGGTTCAGCGGATCAAGGCGGAGCTGGGGTACCACCTCCTCACCGTCTCCGCTGAGCCAATGATCGGCTACTACGCCACCTTCGAGCAGGTGATCCAGCCGTACCTTCAGGCCGGCGCCTCCACGACGGTGACGCTCACCACGGCCATCGCCGCCGCGACCACCCCAACCCCGCAGACCCTCCCGCTGGCGAGCGCCACCGGCTTCTCGGCGTTCGATCGCGTCGTCATCGACGTGGACGATCGGCAGGAAGTGGCGACCATCCAGCTGCTCGACGGCACCGACATGACGGTGCTGCTGAGCAAGGCCCACTCCGGGACCTTCCCGGTCATGGTCGAGGGCGGCGAGGCCTTCATCCGTCAGATCCTCCACCGGCTCGACAGCATCGCCGTCGAGCTCGGCGAGGGCGCTACGGGCGCGGCCGGCGTCAAGCGGGTGGACGAGATCACGTTCCACGACTCACGGGGCGGCAGCCGGCTTGCCAGCCTCGAGGACGTCCAAGCGCACTGGCGGGACAAGCTCGCCGCGGCACTCGGTGTCGAGAACCTGTGGAACCAGCACCAGGCTTCGGGCGCCTCTGTGGCGCTCTGGTAGGCGATGAGCTTCCGCGACTCGCTGCGCCGCGTGGCCAACTCGGTGCGCGCCATCCCCAACAGCTTCGGCGTGCGCCCCTACACCGTCGCCGTGGTCACCACGGCCAGCGCCGGGGACAACCCTGGCGACGGCACCGAGACCGAGACGACGACGGCGATCACCGAGGCCGGCGGTGCTCCACCCAAGGTTCGGTGGCTCAGCTCGGAGGAGCTGGCCGTCGGCGGCTACGAGGCCGGCACCGTGGAGATCGGCCCCGTGACCCCGGACTTCCCGGGGGGCGGGACGCTGCTGTCCACGCTGGCCCCAGACCCGGCGGTCAACACGTCGGTGCGCGTGGTGCTCACCGGCCCGCGGTTCCCCTCCGGGGCGAGCTTCACGATCGCCGAGGTCAAGCACGGCCGCGGCTACAACTATCGGCTGATCTGCAAGCGGAGCAGCTGAATCGGGAGACAACATGCAACGAGCGATCTGGTACCTCAAGCAGCTGGTCCCGCTCACCTACCGCAGCCGCTACAGCGACGCGCGGGGCAAGCACCTGTGCGTGTGGCGGATGTGGATGGGACGGTGCTTCGACGTCGATGACGTCGTGATCGCCTGACCGAGACATCCCCTCGGGTACGTCCTGGGGGAGCCGGTTGGCCACGGTCACCGGCACATAGCGGTGTGGGGCAGAGGAGTGCCCGCCTGGTTCATGCCCAGGAGGCCGCAGGTTCGAATCCTGTCACCGCAACCAAGGGGAAAGCCCGGGTTCAAGTCCCGGGGGCGACACCCCCGCTGTGCACAAGCGGACGCCGTCTCGTCTAGCTGGACAGGACGCCCCCCACATCTCAGTCAGCGCATCCGGTAGGTGCGGGGTGGGTCAAAAGCCCACCAGGGGCAGGTTCGACTCCTGCGGCTGGGACCACCTTTGGTCGAGGCTCCGGTAGCTACCCCACCGCTCGTTGCCTCCCAACGCGCCACGCCGGCAGGCGATAGGGTTCCCCGCACCCAGCCGGCATTCTCCCCATGGCCGATAACGACTACCTGTACCAGCGGCTCGGCGACGTCCCCTTCCCAGTCTTCGACAGGGACGTGGCGGACGCGCCCAACGCCGAGCTGTACACGGTCTGTGACCCGGCCACGGATCTGTTGCTCGCGCTGTTCAAGGCGGCGATCAACCACGAGCTGGCTCACCACCAGACCAGCCCGGCCACCGACTCGGCTTGGTACAAGGCCCGTGTGGGCACGTCGCTGTCGGCGGCCATGCCCGTCGCCGACACGCTGTACCAACAGCCCACCAAGCAGGTGATGCGCGCCGCCAAGTGGGGCTTCCCACTGCTGTGCATCTACCGCGTCGAGGCCGTGGACGACCAGGCCACGCTCTACAAGGAGCGCACGGTGTGGACCTGGGGCGTCGACTACATCATGGGCGAGCTCACCATCGAGGACCAGCGCAAGCTGGGCGCGGCCCTGGTCTACGTCCACCACCTGCTCCACCGCGTGATCGAGCAGCAGGGCCACCCCGCCTACCAGAGCGGCGCCGTGCAGTTCGGCACGGGCAAGGGCGGCTTCGACTCCATCCGGCTCACCAAGGCCCAGCTCGGCGCCGCCGAGTTCGGCGAGCAAGGCGAGGGGCTGATCATGCACGCCCTCCACCTCGACCTCGAAACCGTCGAGACGGCCGACCCCACCGCCGAGGACGCCCCGCTGGCCGGCATGAGCTTGTCGCTCGGCCTGGGCGGCGGCGAGGGCACCATCCCCGACGCGCTCCAGCTCGAGACCGAGCACCCGGGCGAGAAGCTCGACAGCTTGGATCCGCCAACGTCGTGATCACCAACCTCGGGGCCATTCGCCGCGCCCACGCCCAGCTGATCCGCGACACCAAGGCGGCGACGCTGAAGGCCTCGATCGGGGCGGCCAACCACGGCATCCGCTGGTCGCGCAGCTACGCCGGATACTCCCACCGGACGGGCACGCTCAAGCGCGCCACCCGGAAGCGGATCGTGCGGCTCAAGAGCGGCGCCCGGGTGATCCTTCAGAACACCGCGAAGCACGCTCACTTCATCGAGCACGGCACGCGGCCCCACTGGATCTACCCGCGCCGCCCCGGTGGCCGGCTGGTGTTCTGGTGGGACAAGACCGGCCGGGTGATGCACCTGCGCCGCGTCTGGCACCCCGGGACAAGGCCCTACCGGTTCTTGCACAACGCGACTTACCAGGCCTCGCTCCGGTTCGGCACGCTCATCGCGCCCGAACTAGCGAAGGCCGCTGCACGATTCTAGCTCGGAGGCAACGGAATCATGGCCCGACTGCGCTTCTACGCCCGCGACGCCCAGCTTGTGGCGGTCCCCAATCAGATCCCCTTGGTGGGCACGGCCCGCCAATACGTGGGGCGCGACTTCCGGCCTGCCGCCAACGGCAAGCCCGCCGGCTACCCGGCGACCAAAGAACCGCAGGCCTTCAACTCCGACACGCCCGCCGGCCAGCTGCTCATCGACGAGGTGCGCAGGAGTCGCCGACAGGGCTCGCAGTCGCTCTGGTGCGCCGACGAGGCTACCGCGGCGGCGTGTGAGGTCCCGTTTGTAGCGGTCGCTTTCGAGGGCGGCCAGTGGCGCCAGACGGCCACGGCGCAGCCATCCACCGACGACGCCGGCAACGACAAGCCGGGGCGCTCGCGGAAGTCCGCCGGGCGCAAGTAGTCCTCCCATCTGCCGACGAGCCCTCGCCGTCGGCCCATTCCGCGCCGCAGCCGCTCGAGGTGGCTAGCAGGCGCCTCCGCAGGAGAATCCCATGGCAGAGATTCCGATCCTCGGCATCCCGTCCACCTGGCGCGTCCCCGGCTCGTATGCCGAGATCCTCTTCGCCCAGGGTCCCGCGACGGCTGCCGCCGGCCAGCGCGACATCATTGTGGTGGCGCCCAAGCTCACCGGCTCGGGCACCTGGACGGCAAACACCGTCTACGAGGTCACCAACGAGCAGACCGCGATCGACGGCGCTGGCGCCGGCTCCCCGCTCCACCGGGCGCTCCGGCGGATCCTCAAGACGAACAAGATCACCAAGCTCTGGGCCCTGCCCTACGCGGAGACCAGCGGCGGCGCCCCGGCCAAGGCCGACCTCACCGTCACATGGACCGACGACCCCACCGCCGCCGGCGTCACCGGGGTGGAGATCTGCGGCGAGGAGATCACGGTCGCGTTCACCGACGCGAGTACGGTCACCACGATCGCCACGGCCATGAAGGCGGCAATCAACGATCGCTCCCACCTGCCGGTCACCGCCGACAACGCGGCCGGCGTGCTGACCCTCGAGGCCAAGATCAACGGCATCAGCCAGGGCGACGGCACCACCGGAGCGATCCGGGTCCGCGCATTCATTGACGCCGGCAAGACCACCTCCGTGGCGACCGAGAACGGCGGCACCACCGACGCGCTCGGCCTGGGCACCGGCACGACCGGCGCCGAGGGTTCGACCACGGAGGCCGCCAACCTGGCGACGGCGCTCGCGACCATCAACGCGGCCCGCTACTACTACATCGTCACCACGTGCTGGGATGCCACCAGCCTGGGCAACCTGCAGACCCACATTAGCAACAAGAGCGAACCCAACCCGGGCCTGCGCTCGGTGGGCATCGCGGGCTACCAGGGCACGCTGGCCAACGCGCAGACGCTGGCGACGGCGCGCAACTACGAGCGGCTCCAGATCGCCTGGCAGCCCAACAGCTGGGCCGACCCGGCCGAGCTCGCCGCCAACGTGGCCAGCATCCGGCAGAAGCGCGAGAGCGTGCTCGCCGCCCACAACTTCGACAGCTACCGCAACGCGAGCGACTGGCTCGTGCCGCCGGCCTACTCCCAGGCGGATTGGCCCACCCAGACCAACCAGAACGACGCCATCACCGATGGGCTCACCCCGATCGCTTCGGACCAGGTGGGCAGCTACATCGTGATGAGCATCAGCACGCGATCGAAGAACAGCGCCGGCACCCAGGACGACTTCCGGGCCGCCGAGACGCATCGGGTGAGCGTCGCCGACCTCTACATGGACACGGTGCTGGTCAACTACGCGCTGAACTACGAGAACAAGCGCCTGAAGGACGACCAGTACCTCAGTGATGGTTCGGTCAACCCGAACCAGAAGCTGGTGCCGGGCGTCATCACCCCGTCGCTGTTCAAGCCGTTTATCCGCGGCTTCATCGACGACTTCGCCGACAAGGGCCTGATCCAGAACGAGGACGCCTCCAAGGAGGGCCTTCGCTGTGTCGTCGACCCGAACAACGCGGGCCGGCTCGAAACGGGCCACGACCTGCACGTGATCGACCTGCTGCACCAGGCCACCTTCCGTCTCGCCGAGGTCAGCAGCGGCTGACGGCCTGACTCCACCACAACCGTCGGGCCGGACGCGTAGGCGCGCAGCCGAGGCGCCGGCCCACGCCATCAGGAGACACACATGGCGCTTGTCGACCATGCCAAGATTCAGGTGCTCTTCAACCAGACGTCTCTGGTTGAGGTGACCTCGATCGAGAAGACCACCAACAGCGGCCAGCAGCGCGTGGACACCATGGCCGGCCTGGCCGGGTTCACCCCCGGCAGCGGCGACGTGTCGATCTCGCTCGGCTTCGCGATCCCCATCAGCGGCCCGGAGCTGGACTTCCAGGGCATCTGTGCCCGCGGCGAATACTGCACCGCGCAGGTCGTCATCGGGCCCAAGCAGTACCAGGGCACCGGCAAGATCCTGGAGGTCACCGAGGGCCAGAGCGTGAACGCCAACTCCGAGGGCAACCTGTCCTGGGTGGGCGAGCTTAAGGCGCGCGAGTAGCGCGGCTGGCTGACCGCTGACCATCAATCACCACCAGTCGCTGGGAGGCAACGATGACTGGACCGAGCACGGATACCGCACCATCGGAGCTGTGGCAGAAGCTCCAGGAGAATCCCGCCCCGTCGGAGGTGGTCGACTTCCCCCGCAAGGGGACGGACGGCAAGCCGATCGGCAAGGTGCGGATCCAGGTGCTGGAGATGCCCGACCACGACTGGGCGCGCATCGAGGCACGCAAGTGGGTGAAGGACAAGGGGCTCGAGCCCGAGGACTTCGCTGACGGGGCGCCGCTCAAGCAGGTTTACGGCGACGCCGTGGCCCGCCATCTGCTCAGCCGCGCGGTGGTCGACGAGGACCCGATCGAGGGATCCGAGGTCACCCCGGGCGGCATCAAGTACGGGCGCCCATTCCCGACGCCCGAGCACCTGGACATCCTGACCGCCGACGAACTCAACGTGCTGTTCAGCGCGTACCTCGTGGTGCAAGACAAGTTCGGCCCCTACGTCGGCAACATCCAGGACGAGGCCGAGCTGACCGGGTGGATCCGTCGGCTGGCGGAGGGTGCCGACCCTTTAGCGCGCTTCACCTGGCTTCGCTTGGTCGAATTGAGCTGCTTGTTGGCGAAAAGAGCGTACAGCCTGAGCGCGTGCCTGGCGTTCCTGTGCTCGAACTCGCCCAATACTTCGGTGTCCCTCCCGCCCGAGTGGGGCGTCGACACATCGTCCTTTGGCGCGCAGCGTGCCAACGCTTTCACGCCTGGACTGATCCCCGTCCCGGATGGCGGCGAAGCTGAGCCGCCGGCAGGCGAGGATCCCGACGATGACCCGCTGCTCGGGGTGGAGCCAGGCGAGCCGGTGACCATCGAGGACGTGGCGCGCGTGTCGGCCCGCCTCGGGTTTGACGGCGCCATCGACGAAGAAGCGTAGACCACACCAATGGCGATCCTCCAGTACGACTTCCGAGTGGTCGGGATCAACCGTGTAATGCGTGCGGTCGCCAGCGTGGAGAAGCGCTTCGTCCGCCACAACGCCAAGATGGCGCGCATGTACGGCGGCCCGGTGTCGGGTTCCGGTGCTGGGCGCAGCCGTGGGGACGCTGGGCTGATGGCCCAGATGAAGAAAACCCAGGCGGCCATGCTCGCCATCGAGAAGCGGCAGGCCCAGGAGCGCGTGGCCATCAACCGCCGGGCAACCCGTCAGATCGACGCCGATGAGCGCGCGTTGGCGCGACGGCGGCGCAACCGGGCGCGAGCGCGCCTTCGCAGAATCAAACGCGGCATCCGTGAGCGAAAGCGAGCGGAGCGGGCCGCCCAAGCACGTTTCCGCCGTGGTGTCGGCCTCGCAGGAGGGGCCGTCAGCCGCGGCTTTTCGCGCGTCAGCAGCCTGGCCGCCGGCGCGCTGGCCATCGGCGGTGGGTTCGCGCTGTCCGATGCGATCGGCACGGAGAAGCGCTTCAGGGGCGGCGCCGCATCGCTCGCCAACCAGGCATTCGGCACCACGGCGGCGGGCAACCGCAGTCGCTCGGACATCCAGAAGTCGATCGTGGGCGCCGCTCGAGGGGCCTCGACCATGTCCGGGTTCAGCCCTGAGCAGGTCGTGGGCGCCATGCGGACCTTCCACGGCAAAGCTGGCGACGTGAACGCTGCCACCGCGCTCGCCCCCTTCTTCGCCGACGTGGCCGACGCCACTGGCGCCGAGCTCGAGGACGTGGGCGAAACCGCCGGCCAGATCTTCATGGCCGCGATGGCCCAGGGTATGGCGCCAGACAAGGCCCTGGACGCGGTGAAGAAAATCACCGGCGTAGTGGCCGGCCAGGCCAAGAGCGGCGCCATCGAGATGCGCGACATGGCCACCCAGATGGGCAAGCTGATGTCGTCGGCCGGCATGTTCAAGGGCGACGTGGCCGACCTGGCCAACACCATGGGCGCCATGGGGCAGCTGGCCATCGCCGGCGGTGCGTCGAGTCCCGAGGAGGCCATGACCGCGCTCATGCGTTACGCCTCCGACATCGGCCAGAAGGGCGGCACGCGGGCCTACCGCAAGCACGGCGTGAACGTCTTCGCCGACAAGAGCAAGACGGCGCTGCGCGACCCGGCCGAGATCATGATGGACGCCATCCACAAGACCGGCGGCTCCATCCCCGCCCTCGGCAAGATGTTTGGCATCCGCTCCAAGAAGGCGGTGGAGCCGTTCCGCAAGGTGTACGTAGAGGCTGGTGGTGGCGAGGCCGGCCTGGCTGCGATGCGCAAGAGCTTCAACCGGTTTCGCTCGCTCAAGATGAGCGGCCAGGAGATCACCCAGTCGGCCGGCTTCCGCCGCGCCCAGGATGACAAGCAATTCGAGATCGCCCTGGTGCAGTTCAAGAGCGTGGTCGGCTCCCAGCTGCTCCCCGCGGTGACGGAGCTTATCCCCGTCATTGCCCGGCTGACGCCGCACTTCGTCAAGCTGTCCACGGCGGCGGCGGAGTTCATCGAGTGGTTCTCCAACAACCCGATCAAGGGCGTGGGGGTGCTCATCGCCGCGAGCGTGGCCAAGGACCTGGCGGCGGCCGGCATCGGCGCCGGGGCGAAGAGCGTCATCGAAACGGCGCTGCAGAGCAACCTGGGCAAGAACCTCGGCGCCGTCGCCATCGGGCTCGGCGGCCTGGCGCTCGCCATCGACCAGCTGATGAAGCTCATCGACGAGTGGTCGGACCCGGCCAAGGACCAGGACGAGCGGCTCAAGGATGACATCCGCAACATGAAGGCCCTGGGCGAAGTCCAGACCAAGGTCACGCGCGCCAAGACGGTCCAGAACGAGGACCTCATGCCCTGGGACATGATCACTGGGGACACCATGAAAACGCGGTATCTCCGCCAGGACGAGAAGACCGGCCAGTACGCCGAGCACGACACGGCCAAGCTCTACGGCGGCGGCATCGCCTCCATGGGCTCGCTGGCCGACGCGCTCAAGCAGGCCACGAGCGGCGGCGCCTCCGAGCACAAAAGCGCCGCGTCGGCGCTGAAGGAAGCGGCAGCGGCGCTCAAGGCCTCCGCCGGCAAGGGCGGCCCCGTCGTCGGTGGCGATCCCACCGTTCCCCGCAGGTAGCACCCCATGGCAGCCATTCAAGACTTGTTTAAGCAGCTCAGGACGCTGGAGTGGCGCGGCCTGAAGGTGCCGATCACCGGGCGCACCGTCGGGTTCCAGCACGAGCTGGCGAAGCACAAGTACGTCTTCCGCGACCGCGAGCAGATCGAGCCGCTCGGCGCCCGCAACCTGACGTTCCGCTACTCGATCCCGATGCGCGAGGACATCGTGCGCGGCCCCCATGAGAAGCTGTTCACCCAGGGGCTCACCGACTTCCTCAACGCGTGCCTCGACCGTGAGCCGGGCGACCTGTGGGACCCCGTGCACGGCAAGTTCAAGGCCGTTGCGGTCAGCTACAACGAGACGCTGAACGTGCTCAAGCGCGACGGCGTGGATCTCGAGATCGACTTCATCCACGCCCCGGAGACCGAGGAGCTGGACCTGACCGGCGAGGCGGTGATTGATCTCCAAAGCACCACGGCGGAGGCCGGCGCCCTGGACGCCCAGGTGGCCCGCGTTGACTGGCAGCAGGAGGAGCCGCCAGAGCCCACTGTGGACCCGCTGGCTGCAATCGACGGGGCGTTGACCCAGGTACAACTGGCCGGCGACATGTTCGCGGCGAAGATGGACGCGGTGGCGTTCAACTGTGACAAGCTGAGCAACACCATCGACGAGCTCGGCGACCCGGAGGCGTGGCCGCTCAAGCAGAGCGCCCAGCGGGTCAAGCACTCGGCGCTGCACCTGAAGGACACGGTGGGCAACCCGGCCGAGAAGCTCTACGAGCATACGGTGGCGGCGCTGTCGACCATCAGTGTGGTGGCCTCGACGCTGGGGCTCACCGTTACCGAGCTCCTCGACCACAACCCCGCACTGGCGGCCGGCGCCCCCGAGGTGCCCAAGGGCACGAAGATCTGGCACCCGGGCAAGATCGGCGAGGCGGCCTGACCCGTGGCCCAGACCGAGCCAGCGCTCTCGATTGCGTGGGAGCTGCTGGGAGAGCAGCGCGGCAACGTCCAGAGCTACCAGCTGGATACGTCGTTCACCTCGCCCACCGACTCGTTCTCGTTCGAGCTGTGGGACCAGGACCCCGCCAAGCTGACAGGCCTGGACCTCCAGCCCGTCACGCTATCGCTCCACGGCCACCAGCAGCTCAAGGGCCGGGTGGACGTCACCGAGTGCGGCGGCAGCGACGGCTCGACGATCCGCTGCTCGGGTCGCGACTACATCGCCGATCTGGCCGAGTGTGACGTAGATCCCACGGTCAAGCTCACCAAGGACATGACGCTCTCGGCGGCGCTGCTGCTGGCCGCTGGGCCGTGTGGGATCGACACCGTGGTCGGCGACGACGAGGTGATGCTGCGGAACATTCGCACCGGCGTGTCCATCGGTGGCGCCCAGCCCGGCGCGGACTTCAAGCAGGCCAAGCTCGAGGACTACAAGCCGGACGACAACGAGCGCGTGCTGGCCTTCTGCCAGTCACTGGTGGCCCGTCACGGGGCGACCGTCCAGCCCGGCGCCGACCGGAACCAGCTGGCGGTGGCTGCCCCCAACTACCAGCAGGGCGCCATGTGTGAGCTGCGGCGGCTCCGCGATCCGGTCAAGAGCGCCAGCAACACGATCAAGAACAGCTCGGCGCGGCGGGACCTGTCCGGCTTCCCCAGCTTCGTGCTGTTCGTCGGCAAGCAGGGGCGGGTCGGCAAGACGCGTAACCCGATGAAGGTCGAGCAGCCCTTCGCCTTCAGCGACGGCGCGCTCGACAAGCACATCACCGATCAGCTGGTGACCATCGAGCGCCAGCTGCCGGCCGATGGCCCCAAGAGTGCCCCGGGGCTCTATCGGCTCTTCTATCGCCGCGACTCGGACAGCAAGAACGAGGCGCAGCTGATGAAGGCGATGCTTCGCGCGGTCGCCGAGCGCTTCAAGGACACGCTGCTCTACCAGTGCGAGGTCCAGGGCCACCTGGCCCCCGACGGCGGCGTCTATGCACCCGACACGATGATCAAGGTGCACGACGAGGTGTGCAACGTGTTCGAGACGCTGTGGGTGGAGGCCGTCTCGCACCGCTACGACAGCGGCCCATCCACGGCGCTCACCATGCGTCGCGTGTCCTCCTACGTGTACTGACCCATGGCCAACGACACCGACCTCGTTCACATCGGCGACTCTAGAGTTGACGAGCAGACCTCCCTGCCCGTCGCTCAGTGCGTCAACCCGGCTGGCGACGACCAGGACGACGTCGAGCACTTCGCCGAGGTTGACATGTTTGGGGCCCTGGGCGTCACCGCGTTGCCCGCCCCCAAGGACGACGACGGTGTGGTGGAGGGCGTCGTCCTCCGCAGCTGCGGGGGCACCGACGCGATCTGTGTGGCCGCCCGCGACGAGCGCAGCGCCGACGTGGTGGGGCAGCTGGCCCCCGGCGAGACGGCCCTACACTCCACGGGCAAGGACTTCGGCGCCCGGGTGTTCTGCAAGGATCAGCACATCTCGCTGGTGATCAGCCAGCCGCCTGGCGGCAGCGGCGGTGACTACATCTTCATGCTCGACCGCATCACCGGCCAAGCCACGCTCAGCGCCGCCGGGCACATCATCGAGGCCAGCGAGCAGAACGGCATCGCCCTGTGTGCCAAGGACGGCAAGGCGTCGATCCAGGTGCTCGAGGGGGGGACCATCTGGCTCAAGGCGGACAAGGTGTTGCTGGGCCCCAACCCCACGGCCGCGGCGATCAAGGTGGACCCCAGTGGCGCACCGATGCCGGTAGGCCCAGCGACGAGCGTACTGCTCGGCCCATAGCGTGTCCCTCTGCTCGTTCACGATCCCGCTGCCCATCCCCGGGTTGCCGGGGATCCCTGCGCTCCCACCCCTGCCGTCGTTCTCGATCGCCATCCCGGGATTGAGCCTCAACCTGGCGATCCCCATTCCAATCCCTGGGCTTCCGGCACCCCCGCAGCTCCCCCCGTTGCCCACGTTCAGCCTCGCCATCCCCGGGTTGTCGCTGTCGCTCTCGATACCGATTCCGATCCCGGGACTGCCGGCGCCCCCGCAACTGCCGCCTCTCCCCAATTTCCTGATCCCCTGCCCATTGGACGCCGCCTGATGTGGATTGCTGGCCCCATAGTTACGAGCCCCATTGCGCTCGGCTCACCATTGGAGGTGGCAGCCATTCCCACGGGCAACGGCTCGCTCTCGCGGTGGATCAACCCGGGCACGGGCGACTTCGAGCAGGACCCGAAGACGCTTCAGCTCAAGGGTATGCCGCCGGTGCGCCAGCGGGTCCAGCTGATCATGCGCACCATCCGCGGCTCGTCCACGGTGCTGCCGAAGCTGGGCATCGAGCTGCCGGACCGGATGGATCAGACGTTTGAATACACCGTGCGGCGAAACGTTCGCGCCGCCTACCACCAGCTGACCCACGTAGAGAGGGTGATCCGCATTGATCAGCTCCTCGTGGGGCGGCTGTCCACCGGCCGAGCCACCGTGTTGATGGTCTACACCGATCTGACCACCGGGCTCGCAGACCGCGTGTCCTCCGAGGAGTAGCCCGATGGCATCATACGAGGTCGGGAAAATCTGGATGCCCTCCGGTGCGCCGGAGCTGCGCGATGAGATCTTGCGAGACATCGAGAACCAGGCCAAGGACCTGGGGATCGCGACGCCGCCGACCCAGCCCGGCACCGACTGGCACATCCTGGCCACGGCGCTGGCCAACGTCGGAATCGTCCAGTTCACCAACATTCGGATCGCCGAGCGGCAGAGCGACGTGCTCACCGCTACGGGCGACAAGCTCGACCAGATCCGTGAGGCCGAGGGGCTGCCGGTAGTCGAGGCCTCGCCGAGCTCGGGTAAGATCTACGTCGGCGTCACCGGCGGCAGCGCCACCACACTGGTCGACGGGACACAGTTCCTTTTGCCCAACGGCAAGCGCGGCAAGGTGGCCGGCACCCATTCGGTGGTGGTGAACGGCTCGGCCGTGAACGTGATCACGATCGACACCGGTGCCGACACCGAGCTGGACGCCGGGGAAATCGTCAAGTTCACCAACCCGCCGCTCAACGTGCAGGTCGAGGCGGAGGTTTCCGTCGAAAGCCCGCTGCGCGGCGGCCGAGACGCGGAGACCGACGAGCGCAAGCGGGCGCGCATCCTCAACCGGCGGCGCAACGTACCGCAGGGCGGCAACGCGGGCCACCTGATCGAGCTGGCGCTGAACGCGCTGGCGTCGGCGCAGTATGCCTTCGTCTACCCGGCGCTCGGCGGCCCCAGCTCGGTCAAGGTCGTGGTGATCCGAGACATCGACCCCGACCGCAACAGCTTCACCCGCGCGCTGCCGACGGCCGCGCTGGCCATTGTGCGCGGCGCCATTCATGACGCGATGCCGGACGGCAACGAGGTTGTGGTTGGCACCTGCGTGGACGTCAGTGTTGACTGCTCGCTCGAGGTCACCATCCCCGACGCGGCGTCGCAGGGCGGCAATGGCACCGGCTGGGTGGACGCCACGCCATGGCCCCCGCTTGACGGCGGCGACACGAAGGTGACCGTCACGGCACTTGGCGCCACCTACGACATCAAGGTGGACGCGGCGACGACTACCTCACCGATTGCTGGCCAGACGCACGTTAGCTGGTGGAGCCCCACCGAGCGCCGCTTCTACACCCGACTCGTGACGGGGGTGGGCGGCGGTACGGGCGTCTGGGAGTTGACGCTGGATGCGCCGTTCGTCGATGGCCAGAACGTGGCCGTGGCGATTGGCGACTACATCAGCCCGGCGGCGGTGAACATCGACGCCTATGGCGAGACGTGGCGGACCCAGATGCGCTCGCTCGGCCCCGGCGAGAACACCAGCGACGCAAACCGGCTGCCCCGAGCGCTCCGCCATCCATTCATCGCCGACGAGTGGCCCAGCGACCTGTCGATTACCCAGCTGCTCAACATGAAGCTGGCGCACCCGGAGATCACCGACATCGACTGGTCATATCGCAGCTCCACCGCGCCGGCCGTGCCGGGCACCGTGGATCTCGACCCGAGGATCCTGATGCCCCGCCACTTCGGCATCTACGTGAAGTAACACCATGACCACCACTCCCACCGGCGCCCCCGTTTGGGAGCGCACCAACGACCACACCACCTACGGCGGCCATCTCCAAAAGGAGAACTACCAGGGCCAGGGCGCGATCAACGCCAAGACCGACGTGACCGCCCAGCAGTTCGCGCGCCTGTGTGCCGACGTCGAGGCGCTGGGGAAGGTGGCGGACTTCGCGACCATCACGTACACGCAGGACGACACGGGAACCGCGGATCCGACCGTCGATAGCTACGACGCCATGGCCGGCGCGCGGGCCCCCACGGCGACGCGCGAGAGCGACGGTGTGGTGCTTCTCACCTGGGAGGACAGCTACGAGGACGCATACGGGATCGCTGGCGACATCAACATCGGCCACGTACACGCCGATCTAGAGGGCACGGCTGCCGGCGGGTGTACCTGGACGCGACACGACACCACAGCAAACGGCTCCTACAATGCCGTTCGGATCCGCTGCTGGGACGCGGCCGGCGCGGCGGCGCTTGATAAGACGGTCACGGTGACCATCTCGACAACGGTGGGCTGATGGCGTTTGGAGGCTTCGCACCCCTGCCGCTGCGGCTCGGCGGCGGTCCGATCCACGGCTGGACGGCGGCGCAGTATGCCGCCATGTGCTCGGCCATGGTTGCCATGGTGCGCCGCGCCAAGCTGGCGTCCGTCACCGTCGAGCAGACCGGCGCCACGACCGGCAACCTGCTGGCCTACAACGGCCAGAATGGTGTCGGCGAGGACTACGCGCCCGCGGTGGCCTTTCTGGCAACCGGCGACATCCGCATCACCTTCGACGACAGTTGGGAGGACGCCTACGGCAACGTCCACCCGGTCAACATCAAGCGCTGCCGTGTGAGCTGCGGCGCTGGCGCCATGCGCTGGCGCACGTGGGAGATCGAGTCGCCCACCACGATTCGGATCCGCACGTTCAATGCCGCCGGTGTGGCTGACTCGGCTGCAGTCACGGTCACGGTGTACTGATGGGCGTCCACATCGACAAGACCAAGCTCGAGGGGAAGCCGCCCTGGTCACACGATCGGAAGATCGGCCACTACGGCGGCGAGCTCGACAAGCGGGATAGTAACACCGAGGGCGAGCGCCCCTATGCGTGGCGTTGGTACCGCGAGCTGCAGGCCATGCGCGGGTCTGCTTACACCACGGATGACGACACCCTGGTGCACATCGAGCACGTGGCAATTGCGCGTGCCGAGGCGGGGCGCACCCGAGCTGCAGAGAAGCTCCACGCCAACCAGACGCCGGCCACCTCAGATGAGCGGCTCGAGTCTCACGTGAAGGCGCTCGGCGTCCGCACGGCTGCCACCGACTCCCGGTCGGAGGTCCGCGCCCGGTGTGCCGCAAAGGATCAGGCCGCCAAGGGCAACAACCAGCGCCACGTCGACACGTCGCTGGAGACGCTGCTCGGCGACGCCTACGTGCGCAGCTGGCGGCAGCGCGGCACTGACTTGGCGAACCCGCCCACGCTGACCTTCTGGCCGGGGGTCAACGCGGGGCCAGCCGCCTACAGTCTGGGCGGCGGCGCGTGGCTCAGCGAGCGGGCCAACCTGGTGATCGAGGTCCAGCAGCCGGATACGATGACCGAGGCCGAGTTCCTCGACCTGATGAATGTGCACCTCTTCCACCACCTGACGTGGCTGCTGCCCGCATACATGACCTTCAATTGGGCGCTCGAGGTCAGCACAGGGTTTGTCCTCGACGTGTCTCAGCTCGATTTCGGAGCGATTGTGCCATGAGGGAGCTCACCAACCACCAGCGCAGCCAGCTTGCCCAGTTCGGGATCCCATTCATCTCCACTGTGGAGCAGCGGCAGCGCGCCGTGCTCGACGTTTCGGTCTACAACGTGCTGTCCCACGGCCGCGCCGACAGGAGCGCCGCCGAGGTGGTTGCCGTGCTTCAGACCGCCTGGGCCAAGCCGCCGTGGGCCGGCGCTGACACGATCGACAGGCGCACGGTGATGGCCGCGGCCGAGCGGCTCCAGAGGCTCAGGCTGGTGGTCATAGACGGCGACACCATCCGTATCCCCCTGCGTGACCCCAACGGCCACGGAACACCCGTCGAGGTGGACTACTTCGAGGGCCGGGTCAGGAGCAAGAACCAATGACGTTGGTCGATCCGACCGGCGGGACTGGCTACGCCTTCGGCGCGGTCCTGTCGTCCACCCACATGACCACGCTGGCCAACCAGCAGCCCGATGCTGTGGACGGCGTTGGCGGCGGCTCGTATGCCGGGAACATTTCGTGGAGCGGCGACCAC